TTAAAGAAACGGGCGGGACTCAAGGATTAATTGACTGGATCGAAAAGAATCCGAGAAATAGAGGTGAGTTTTATAAGATGGTTACGAAATTGCTACCCTCTTCAATAACAGGCGGAGAAGACAAAGAGGGTAGGCCCTTACCAATAAGGTTACTTATCGAAAATGCAGACACAAATACGGGAAAGAGCTAAGGAAATCCGCCTATTCCCCCATCAGGCGAAGGCGCTGCGGGGGACGAAGCGGTTTACTGCGCTTATCGGGGGCACTGGAGGGGGCAAAACCTTTACCGGCCCGGTGTGGCTCTATCAGGAGATAAGCAAATATCCGAAAGATCAGTTTTTTGTGATAGCGCCGACATATAAGATGCTCACCAGGGCGACCGTGCCGATGTTGATTGAAACATTCAGAGGGACCCAGGCAGAGGGCGAATACAAGTTATCGTCGGGGCAATACATTCTTCCCTCGGGCGGGATCATCTGGTTCGGCTCGGCGGACAACCCGGAGACGCTCGAGGCCGGTCAATATAAGGGCGCCTGGCTGGATGAGGCCGGACAGATGAAGTATCAGGTCTGGGTGGTTATCCAGGCGAGGCTCGGTCAGAAGTTGGGGCGGGCGCTGCTCACCACGACCCCCTACGCCATGAACTGGCTCTACTCGGAGTTCTACAAGCGGTACAAGGAGAACGACCCGAACTATGACGTGATCAATTTCGCATCGATAGATAATCCACTCTATCCCAAAGAGGAGTTTGAACGGGCCAAACGGACTCTCAGCCCGATACTCTTTGAGATGCGCTATCAGGGTTATTTCAGAAAAATGGAGGGGCTTATCTATCCGGACTTCAATGCAAATCATATTGTAGACGACTTTGAGATACCGGATGATTGGAAAGAAAGGGGGGCTGCCGGACAAGACTGGGGATTTAATAATCCGGCTGTTACACTTTATGGTGCGATAGATGACGATGATGTGCTTTACATCTATAAAGAAATTTATAGGCAAGGTTCTCTTTTATCCGAACTTTCGAGAGAGATGGATAAAAACGTGTTTCACTGGGCCGACCCATCCGGCCTTCAGCACATCGAGGAACTACGGACCCTGGGCATTGACATTGATGCCGCTAATAATGATGTAAATGCCGGGATTGAGAAGGTCAATGAGAGAATAAGGACAAGTAGACTGAAGGTTTTTCGGAGTTGCAAAAATCTCATTGATGAGTTTGAGACATACCACTGGCAGGAAGGGAAGGACAAGCCGTTCAAGGAAGGTGATCATTGTATGGATAGTTTAAGATATCTTGCAATGGGGCTATCGGATTATGGCGGCAATAGGGAGATCATCTGGTTATGAACATCCACGGTGATTGCCTAATAAAGATGGCTAAACTAGAGTCGAATAGTATAGACGCCATCGTTACCGACCCGCCGTATGGGTTGGAGTTCATGGGGAAGGAGTGGGATAGGCTGGGCAACATAGGAAAATTAAGTCATTCGGGGATTCCGGAGCGGAATAGTTCGACAGTATTCGGAAGAACTCGGGTAAATTATAACGGAAACTCAAATCGTAAATGCCATAAATGTCATCGTTGGGAATGGGATTACCCAGAGCGAAAGTGTGTTTGTGAATCACCAGATTTTCCTAATGTAAAAGCACATCAAGCCCGCATCATGCAGGACTGGCACTATGCCTGGGCCGTTGAAGCACTCCACGTCGCCAAACCCGGATGTCATCTTCTGGCCTTCGGGGGTACTCGCACATTCCACCGCCTTGCCTGCGCGATAGAGGATGCGGGATGGGAGATACGGGATTGCCTGATGTGGGTATATGGCTCAGGGTTCCCGAAGTCGCATAACCTCAAAGGAGATAAAGAAGGTTGGGGTACTGCACTCAAACCCGCCTGGGAGCCTATCATACTTGCCCGTAAGCCACTGGAAGGGACAGTAGCCGAGAATGTGCAGAAGTGGGGTACGGGGGCGATAAACGTGGATGGGTGCAGGATTGAGGCGGGGAAACCATGGTATCGACCAAACACAGGCAACGGAAGCCGCAAATTTGCGACGACTTATGCACAAGATAAATGGACAAAAGAACAAATGTCAAAAGGCGCAACTGAATTCGGGTCTAAGAATGGCCGTTGGCCCGCCAATCTCATCCACGACGGGAGCGAGGAAGTGCTGGCGGGGTTTCCGAATAGTAAAAGTGGTGGTGAAAACGGGAAACGAACTCGCCCAAATAGTCCGGGATGGGGAATGAACGCACAGACGATAACCGATGGTCGCCTTCCCGACTCCGGTTCCGCCGCACGCTTTTTCTACTGTGCCAGACTATCAAGAGAAGAAGGCGAGATAGAAAGGTATGCGCGAGATGGTGCTTTGGTCATCTGCAAAGATGGCAACCCTAACGGGTGGGAGCTTGAGCCTCGGGACCTTTCGAATACTCCCCGCTTTTTCTACTGTGCCAAGGCGAGCAGGGTGGAGAGGGAGATGGGGTTGGGGGGGATGGAAAATAATGCCAAGGTTGGATTCAATGCCTCACTGAGGGGATATGACGGGAAGGTACATGGTGAAACACGACTCAAAAATCACCATCCCACCGTCAAGCCCCTTGCCCTCATGCGCTACCTTTGCCGCCTCATAACCCCGCCAGGTGGAATTGTCCTTGACCTGTTCATGGGGAGCGGGACAACGGGCATGGCGTGTAAGGCTGAGGGGTTTGAGTTTATTGGGATAGAGTTAGATGGCGAGTATCACAAGATAGCCGAGAAGCGGATAAATGCCATTGTTTATGAACCTAAACTGATACCGATGGTTGAGGCTACACTATGAACGTAATAGAGCGGGCAGCATATCTATTGGGGAAATCCAAGGGGTACGTCCGCAAGGGACTCCAGGATGTCTTCAGCACGGCCGGGGCCAGGCCGATGGTCAGCGATGAGTCCGCATGGGGTGACCAATACAGATGGGGCGAGGGGCTTGGGACCGGGAAGCCCCAGACCAAAGCCGATTTCGTGCGCCAGTTTCAAGGCTGGGTGTATATTGCCGCGAAGTTAAACGCACAGAGTTTGGCTTCCATAACGCTCCGGCTCTATGTGGCGAAAGAGGAGCGAGGCAAGAAGTTCAAGACGATTACTACCAAGGCCATAAGCAAGGAGCGCCTAAAATACTTGCAATCAAACTCGGGCATAGACCGATACCTCACCAAAAGCGAGGAGATCGAGGAGGTGACCGAGCACTCGTTCCTTGACCTCATGGATAGCGTGAATCCGCACCAAAATAAACGGGATCTCTTTGAGATGACCACGTTGTATCTCGACTTAACGGGCGAGGCATACTGGCTTCTGATGCCGGACAAATTGGGCGTGCCAGGGCAGATTTATATTATCCCATCCCAGTTCATAAACCCCAAATTCGGCAAGTCGCTCGACGACCTGATCGAGGCCTATATCTATGAATCGGGAAATACCAAGGTCACGTTGCCACCCGAGAATATAATCTATTTCACCTATCCGAACCCGAACAACGTCTTTACCGGCTTCTCTTCTGTTCGGGGGATTGCTGAGACTATCTACATCCAGAACGAGATGGACGCCTTTGAGGCAGCGTTGTTTGAGAACAGGGCACGATTGGGAGGCGTGATAACCCAGAAGGAACATGTCAGCGAAACCGATAAAAACCGACTCCAGGAAAGCTTCCAACAAAAACACGTTGGCGGGAAAAAGGCCGGGAAGATGATGTGGCTTCCGAAGGGTCTGGAATATACCAGGGATACGATGACGCCGGAGGAGTTGAATTTCATCGAAGGTCGCAAATGGACGATGGAGATGATCTGCCTCGCATTTGATATACCGCCTGGGGCACTAACCTCAAGGGATGTGAACCTCGCCAATGCGGAGGTCGCCGACTACAGGCACGCCAAGAACGGAATTCTCCCCCGGTGTCGAAGGATTGAGGAAAAGCTGAACGAAAAGCTAATTTCGAGATATGACGACCGGCTATTTTGCGCCTTTGATAACCCCATCCCCGAGGATCGTGAATTCAAACTGAAAGAAAATACCGAATACCTGAAGGTCGGTGCATTGAGCCGGGACGAGGTGCGATCCGAAATCGGGAAGGACGTGAGGGGCGGAATGGCGGATGAGTTGATGGTGGATGCTATGCTCACGCCGCTCACATCAGCCGTCGGGCCGAAGCAGGTTGAGGAGCTGGTGGAAAAGGCGAAGCGGGAATTAATGAGGATTTTGAGATGAAAGTTGAATCATTGAATCAAGAAGGTGGCTATTTAGTGCCGGCCTATATGGAACGGCCAATGAATAAATGGCAAGCATTTAAAGGGCGGCATTTCCCATATTGGCTGAAAAGAATGTTCCCAGTAAAGACAATAAAATTTGCGATGGCAGACTACTTGAGGGGGTTGCTGGATTGATGAATCAATTAGCAGGAACCATAACCACCGACGACCTGGCGCAGCGGGTTGCCCGCGAGTGCCTCCATGAGCACTGCCTGGAGATTGTAAGCCAGGACCTTCAGGTTCAGATAATGAAGTTAGTCAAAGAGGAACTCGCCACAGGGGTCGATGAAAAGAAGCGGAAGCACGATGAATTCTTTGGGGTGCTGTTCAAGGCGATCTCCCCGTATAAGCAGGAATTCAAGGACATGGTGAAAGCGGTCTGGGATGAGGAGGAGCGGATAATCGTTGCCAACCTCAAGAAGATGAAAAAGGCATGGATGACCAAGGATACTATTGACCAAATCCTCTATCCTGTGGGCGTGTTCGAAAAGAAGTTGGCCGATGGGACTATGCGGATATTCCTCAAGCTCATAGACGAAGAGGGCGAGCGAATCGTGGCGCAGTATGACCTCGGCATTGTTTTTGACATCGATAATCCAGGGGTCCAGCACTGGCTCGAAACCTATACGCCGAAGTTTTCAGAGAACCTTGAGAAGGTAAACGTTGAGAGGCTGAGAGCGGAACTTGCCGAGGGCATGAAAGCGGGCGAGAGTATCCCGGAACTTACGAGGCGGATTTATGAGACCTATGAAGACTGGGGATTCAGACGCGCCGAACTAATAGCCCGGACAGAGACGCTAAGGGCATCCAATGAGGCCGCGCTTGAAACGTACAGACAGAGCGGGGTGGTGGAGAAGAAAATCTGGATAACCTATGTGGATGAGAAAACGTGCGATGAATGTCTGGAACTTGATGGTGAAGTTGTGGACCTTGATGAAGATTTTTCCGGAGGCATAGATGCTGCGCCCCGGCACCCGCGCTGCCGTTGCAGTTGCGGCCCGCTGGTGGAGGACTGACGATGGAAAACGAAGAAATCGAGATTGATCGTCCATTCTGTTATGGGTGCCATAGGAGAATTGAGGGTGATTTCAACATGCTAGCAAACCGGAGATCTATTTTTCCATTTCATAAGGATTGTTTTTATAAATACTTAATGGAATTCAGGTGGAAAGCATCTGCAACGAAAAGTGGGGTGCAGGGAGGTTTAGAATGCAAGAACTGAGGACGGACAGATACAAACTCAAGGCGATATTCCCGGAGAAGGCTAAGTCATATGCCCAGAAACTCAAGATAAAGG